ATTACAGATTTATCAGGAACTTTCACTGCTTTCAAATATGAATTGAAAGGTGCGAGTAGCTTTGAGCAAAACGTAACCTCTTCAAGAGAGAATGGTACAACATTCTTTGAGCAAACGCTAAACTTAACCTTGAAGAAGTTGTCTAAAGAAGACCACAAAGAGATTAAGTTATTAGCTTATGGAAGACCTCACGTTGCTGTTGAAGACTATAATGGAAATGTATTCCTAATGGGTCTTGAACACGGAGCTGATGTGTCTGGAGGAACAATTGTTACAGGAGCTGCTATGGGAGATTTAAGTGGATATACACTTACCTTATCTACTATGGAAGTTGAACCTGCTAACTTTATTGCTTCACCTACTGCTGCTGATCCATTTGCAGGAATGAGTAGTGCAACTGTTACTATTACTGAGGGAACTAATTCTTAATAGTATTCATTTGATAATTGAAAGGGGGGTTGCATAAATGTAACCCTCTTTTTTTTGAACATAAACAACCTTTTATAGTTATACTTATATGATAAGGTTATTACCAAATACAGATAGTCAAACCATAAGTATTATTCCGAGAGAATATACTGAGGCTAATGATTTAGAGTTAGTAATAAAAGAAGACGGAACAGAAAAAACAGAGACTTTAAGTTCACTAACCTCTGTAATTAATGGTAATTTCTTAGACATAGATTGCACCTTTAGTATTCTGTCTGAAGATAGCAGTTATTCCATAGAGATAAAGCAAGGTGAAGTTTTACTTTATAGAGATAAGATTTATTGCACGTCTAAAACAGATACTACAATATCTCACACTTTAAACACAGATGAATATAATAACTATGATTCTGATGAAGCAGGGCAACAATATATAATGATATGAGTCGAAGAACAATAAAATCAGCAAGAAAAATACAAGCCTCCAAAGAGGTGAATCCTAGTTTAAGGGTGGTTAATTTATCTGGCTATGAAGTACCAACAGTAAAAGAGAATGCTCGAAAAGATTGGGTTGAATATGGGGATAACAATGATTATTTCTCTGATCTTATAGAGAGGTATTTGGGTAGTCCTACAAACTCAAGATGTATCAATGGTATTGTTGATATGGTTTATGGTAGAGGACTAAACGCAACGGACTCAACAGAGAAGCCTGAGATGTTTGGAAAGATGCAGAGTGTTCTCAGACCTAGTGATGTTAAGAGAATGGTTAATGACCTTAAAATGTTAGGTCAATCTGCTATTCAAGTTGTTTACAAAAAAGGTAAGAAAGAAATATCTGGATTGTATCACTTCCCTATGGAAACGCTAAGAGCTGAGAAAGCTAAAGACGGTAAGGTTAAGGGGTACTATTATCACCCAGATTGGGCTAATATAAAGCCATCTGACAAACCTAAAAGAATACCTTCATATAAAAATGGTGGTAGATCAGAGACTATCGAGATATATTGCGTTAAACCATATAGAGCAGGTTTTTATTATTATTCGCCTGTAGATTATCAAGGGTGTTTACAGTACTGTTCTCTAGAAGAAGAGGTGTCTAATTATCACCTCAACAATATTAAGAATGGACTACAACCTTCTCTATTACTTAATTTTAATAATGGTATTCCTTCGGATGAAATTCAAGAGAGAATTGAGAGAAAGATATATGATAAATTCAGTGGGTCTTCTAATGCAGGTAGATTTATACTAGCATTTAATGAAAGCTCAGAAGATCAGTCTACAGTTGAACCCATTCATTTACCTGATGCACACGCTCAATATGACTTCCTTGCTAAAGAGAGTAGAGAGAAGATTATGATTGGTCACGGTGTTGTATCACCCATATTGCTAGGTATTAAAGACAATACAGGATTTGGTAATAACGCTGAAGAGCTTAGAACTGCATCTATCCTTATGGATAATATTGTTATTAGACCATTCCAGACTTTACTCATAGATGCCTTTAAAGAATTACTTTCTTTTAATGGTATTATGCTTGACTTGTACTTTACGACTCTACAACCAATTGAGTTTACAGAGCTTGATAATATTGCTACTAAAATCAAAAGAGAGGAAGAGACTGGGGAGAAATTATCTAGTCAAAAAGAAGAGGTTGAATTATTAAACATAGAGGTTGAATCTGAAGAATTAGAACCTAACGAAGAGGAATAATATGAAAGCATTATTTATAACATTAAAAGAGTTAAAAAGAAAATCAATATTCGATGGAAACCTTGATGCTGACAAATTAATTCAATTTGTTGAGGTGGCTCAAGATACAGAGATTCAAACCTATTTAGGCACTAAGTTGTATGATAAATTACAGGCTGATGTCATTGCAGGAACTTTATCAGGAAACTATCAATCACTAGTAAATGATTATATTAAACCAATGCTTATTTGGCATACTCAAGCGACTTATATTCCTTATGCAGCGTATCAAATATCTAATGGTGGAATTTACAAGCATAATTCAGAGAATGCTACGTCTGTAGATGAGTCTGAGATTAGAACCTTAGCTGCACACGCAAATGAGACTGCTGAGTTTTATACACAAAGATTTATGGATTATATGAATTACAATAGTGCCTTATATCCTGAATATACTAGTAATCAAAATGATGGTATGTACCCTGAGAGAGATGTAAATTTTACTGGATGGGTACTTTAAAGAAAAAGACTAAAAAGGTTTACAGACCTAAAAAGGAAAACGAAATTAAATTAAATAGTTATTTAATAAAGAGAAATGGCAAATAACATAAATTGGGGGAAAGTGTACTGCGATATGTTGACTAATTCTGCTTGGGGAGCAGATACAACTTGGAGCACTAAATACGTACCTGATTTTTCTGCACCTACTTGTTGGTCCATAACTGACCCATTTACAGCAGATACAACACAATTTACAGCAGATACAACACAATATACAGCAGATAAAACGGAATTATAAATAAAACAAAATGGGAAAACAAACGATAGTAACATATCCTGCAGTAGCTAAAGATTCAGGTTCGGGAACACCATTAGCTGATGCATTTAAAATGGTTAATGATAACTTCGATGAGTTATACGTTAAACCAGATTTGACTTTAGCAACAAACACTCTTACCTTAACAAAACCAGATGGTAGTACTGATACAGTGGATTTAGCTCCTTATCTTGATGGGGATATCACTAGTATCATTGCAGGTGATGGATTAACAGGGTCTTCACTAGATACAGGAGATGCTACTTTAAATGTAATTGGTGGAGATGGTATTACTGTAGCTGCTGATGAAGTTGAAGTTACTGTTGATGATTCTACTATTGAACTATCTGCAACTGATGGAACTGGTCAAGTAAGGATTAAAGATGATGGTGTAGATCATCAGCAATTAGCTAACTCTTACACAGCATTATCAGCTCTAGGTACAGGTTCGGCTTTTGCAATCAACTTTGATTCAGCAGCAACTTTTACAGCAACAGCAAATGGAGCAGCTACCCTAACAATGAGTAACGCTCAACAAGGTCAAGTAGTAGATATTATTTTAAATGGAAACTTTGCTATTACTTTAGCAGAAACAGGTTCTACATTTAACAAAGTAGGTAGCACAAACTATGATGGGTCAACAAATAACGTAATACAAATTATTTGTACAGACGATTCAGCAGGTGCAAAAGTTTATCACTATGCAGTAGCACCATTTACTTCAAGCACAACAGTATAATAATAAGATATGAAAGCAATACAAATAGACGGAGCAATAAAACGATATACTACAATCCCTAAAGCGTGGGGTAATGTGATCGGAGGTTTTGATACTTTATCACCCACTGAATGGGAGGATGCAGGATTCTACGATGTTGTAAGTCCAAGCTATGATTCAGCAACTCAAAAGTTAGGAGATCTTGAATGGGACAGTGAAGCAAGTGTGTTCACTTACCCTGTTATTGATAAGACTTGGAGTCAAACAGTATCTGAGTTAAAAGAGGCAAAGGTTGCAAACCTAAAAAGTCTCTACGGTAGAAAACTATCTGAAACAGATTGGTACATTATTAGAGCGCAAGAAGGTATTGCTGCACCTCAAGATATTATAGATGCGAGAGCAGCATTAAGAACTGAGTGTGCAACCAAAGAAGATGAGATTAATGCTTTGAGTACAAAGAAAGCGGTAGTTTCTTATTCTTTACCAAACCTTGACTAAATGGCTTTTAATAAAAAATTCTTTACAACAGGAGGTATTGTAGCCTCTTCGGCTGCACCTGCACCATTAGACCCTTTACAGAACTTCGAGACCGTTACTTACACTGGTAATGGCTCGACACAAAAGATAACAGGGTATATTAGAAAGGGTGCTGCTTTTAATGGGAGTAACTCTGCAATATCTGTTTCAGCAACAAGTACTACACCTGTTGATTTT